GGCATTTTGCCCTCCAGGAACTTTGATTCATAGATGTGTACTTAGCTGTACACTAGCATTACGATGCTTCAATTAACCGCATTTCTGTGGTCTTTGCAGGCATGGTTGCCTGTATAGACCGCTTAGTGTGGTTTTTGATAAAACATCTGTGGATCTGTTCCTTTCAGAACGACTATCGTTAGAACTAGCGATTTAAAATAATTAGTTATTCCTTCGTCTTTAGAGTATAGACATTAAAGAAGCTCATGTTCTTTTGAAAATATCACAACGACAGTAGCCTCTCATTGTAGAGAGGAATCTGTGTCTCATTGATTTTGAGGAAGTACACTCTTTGTTGGAAGAGTATAAATAACCAATATTGGAATTACTTTTTATAAAGTATTCCAGGACTAGTCTTGGTTCTGATGAACGACGAATAACATGCAAGAACATTTTTTATTCTACTGAATTCAGCAGATAGAAGAAGTTTACCAGCAATTTTCTTGTTCTATTTTCGTGTAAACGAAACATGAAGAAATTTGTTTTTGTGATGATTAACGTGTATTAGTCTCGACTTTTGTAGTTTGTGTAGGCCCGTACCGTATGGGTAAATCGGAAAACCTGATCAGACTGCGATTGTTGCTTGATGAACACTGGAAAAAACATTTAGAGTTTTTTAGGAGTTAGAAAGATCTCCGTTCATAATTAAAATCAATGACCTCCCTGAAATTAAAGTTATTATAAGATCAAAACGTTTTTGGAGTCATAAAAATTGCCATGTTCGCTTTCATGAAACAAATGATTGCGACAGCTGCTCGTTATGAGCAGCAATCCGGATTTGAAGAACTTAGTGCTCAACTTGAGCTACGTTATTCAGCCGACAAACTTGTGAATAGGCGAAAATACAAGAAACGTGTTAAGTCACGCCGTAAGAAACTCCTTCGGGAGTTTCTTACAAATTACCCTCACATGCCCACTATTCGTGAGGAAGATGAAATATTTGACTTTGATCAACAGTCAGGTGATTCAGATTCTGATTTTACTTCTTGTTCCGACATTTCATTTTTAGGAGATGCTACGCGTGCATCTTTTGAGAATGATATTTTTGGTTCTATTGAAGAATTATTGGTTGCTAATGGTTTGCCGAATGCCAGAAAGTTAGTTGCAGAGGTTGAATCCTGTTACTTTTTGTTTGGTGTTTTGCGTGAATGTACTACTACACATGGTTTTGTGTGTGCAGTGGGCCAGTACGTTCGAAACCACACCGATCAATCTATCGCGTTCACCATTTTTGAGTATTTGAAGACAGTGTTTGAAGTCTCATTTCACGAACAATCAGGAGAAGAAATCGACACTTCCAAACCTGCTTGGCTTGACAGTATAAAGACTGCTATGACTGATTGGAAGTCCTTTCGTACCGCATATGGATTTAAGCAAATCAATCAGCTGTTATCTTTGTGCGTTGCCTTAGGCTTTTGTGAGGCCACGTCTGTTACATTTTCTGTTGCTGGTATGAAAATGTTTGCACCCAATGTAGAAGTTGTCCAACGAGACAGTGATTGTATGATTACTGCCATGATGGATACTGTTTTATATTTTGTGGAGGGTGGTTATTCTTTCTTTTCTAAGGGAGATGTTTCCACCTTGATGTATGGCAAAGAAGCTGAGATGGAGACGGAATATTTTGAGTTGATTAGATTGTCCGCGTTCGCTCGTACTGGTGATCTTGAGAAACGTGCGAATATGGATGAAAAGTTTTTCCGCAAACGTGTTGATTCTATGCTTATTAAATTACGTCACATGTATGCGTCAGCCACCAATAATTGGGATAAGAAGGTGATTTTTGATCGACGCCGTGTTATTGAACAAATTAGCACTGATTTAGTTCAACGCTCGCTTGAGGGTGGATTACGTGAAGCACCTTTTGTTGTTGTAGTATCTGGTCGCAGCAGTCAAGGTAAATCTGCTGTAGCCGATTTAGGTATTACTACTGTTTTGAAGAGTAATGGGTATCCTTATTCAAAGGAATATATCCACACTTTAGCTGACGGGGAAAAACACATGGACGGCATGAAGACGCACGTTTCTTGTATTAGAATTGATGATTTTAATAACACTAAGGAGAAGTATATGGAACAAGCTCCTACGCGTTTGATTATCGATTTGTGCAATAATGTACGTATTCATGCAAAGATGGCTGATTTAGCAGAGAAAGGCAAAGTTTCTGTTGAGCCCCGTATGGTATCTATTACTACCAATGATCCCACATTGGGTGCTGACAATTTTTCACACGAACCCGTGAGTATTATGCGTCGTGGTCATGTCCATGTTTCTGTTTCTATTAAAAACGAATACAGTACTGTTGATAATAATGGAATTCTTACTAAAATGCTTGATACGGCAAAAGTTTGGAAAGAATTTAATAAGGAACCTAAGACAGTACAGGACATTTGGAACATTTCTGTTAATCGAATCGCAGCTAAACCTCCTGGTGGAGCTCATGTTGCCGGTATTCCTGATGCTTGGGCTTTCGAACCCATGATTTTTGAAGGTAAACCGTTGGTTAACATATCGTGTGCTGAGTATCTAAGGTTTTTGAGGATTGAATCTGCTAAGTATTATGCGGAGCAGCGAGCATTTGTTGAGAAGTCTAACAAAATGGAGGAAGAGTTAACTTTTTGTCAAGAATGCGACTATCCTTGTGAATATTGTCAGTGTTTTAAGAAACAAATTGGATTTGAGGACATGAGAACTTGGATGGTTTTTTATCAAATTAAAGTTTTGCGTTTATTGAATTTTCCGTATTTGTACTTATTTGATTACGTCCCTGATTTTGTTACATTATTTATTTCTTCACGATTTGTTAGATCTACATTTTTTCGTGATGAATTGCTGGTACTGTTTGTAACTTTTTTGGCGTATTTAAGTTCTTTCTTTTACATTGCTTGCGTTTCATGGGAATTAAGTTTTTTGATATTCTTGTTTTCTACTACAGCTGTTTACGGCATAGTGCTATGTTGCAAGTTGTCTTTAGAACAAAAATTTTTACATACAAGGGATGCTTTTCGCTTGACGTATCAACGCATAGTTCGTAACCGCATGATTAGCTTTTTTGGTGGTATAACTATTGTGTTAGCTACTATTGCGGTTTGCAAAACTGTGCGCGCTTTATATTCTTTCAAGTCTCAAACCTGGCTGAACCCCACAGAGGAAGAAATTAAGGTTCGGGATGCAGCACCTAGCGATTGGGCTAGTGTTTCTATTACTCCTGTTCCAGGCTCAGATAAATCAAAGAGCACGGATTGGGAACGGTTACAGAAAACGGTTGCTAAGAATTTATGTTACGTGAGGGTTCATACTACAAAAGGCACGCAGGTGTGTAATGCCTTGTTTATTGAATCTAATCTCGCAATTATTCCCAATCATTTTTGGGAAGAGTGTGAGGGCGTAGAAGCACAATTTATCAAAAACGACGTTACAGCTATAGGCAGCACTTTTAAATGCAGGTTGAGTCGAGATCATTCTGTTAAGTTTCCCGATACGGATTTATCTTTAGTTTGGGTTCCTAATGGCGGTTCGTGGAAGAGCATTAAAGAATATTTACCCGTAGATACGATTGCTCAACGTTCTCTTGCAGCTCGACTGTCTTATCGTTGTAAGGATGGAACAATTGAGACTGCTACTGCTAGATTGAAGTATGGTGTGGTTAAAACTTCTGCAGCTCAATTTTATGGAGCTGAGTATTCTGATCTTTCCATTAACACACGACCTGGTTTATGTATGGGAACATTTGTTAGTGAGTCTAAACCTCCGGTCATTTGTGGTTTTCATTTAGGTGGTATAGCTGGTAAAAGCCGCGGATGTTGCGGTACACTTACTTTGGATCAGGTTAGATTTGCCATTTTTCTGATCCGTCAATTGGATGTTTTGCCAAGCATGTCCGAGGGTGTTATGCCCACAGAATTGTATGGTAAGCAGATTTTAAAAACCACAGAAGTCCACCCTAAGAGTATTGTCAATTTTATGACTCCTGATAATCATTTTGAGGTATATGGAATGACCGATGCTCGTACTAACATGGTTTCTGGCGTTATTCCTACAGTCATTTCTGACGCTGTTGCCGAGGTTTTTGAGCAACCTAATATATGGGGAGCCCCGAAGTTTAAGCCAGAGAAGAAATGTTTTCGCGAAGCTTTATTACACAGTTCGAACAATAACGCTGGATTTGAGCTGGAACTTTTATCAGCTGCGAAAACGGATTGGGTTGAACCGTTACTTGCCAAAATTAAGGGTGGTTCTTGGATTAGTGCCAAGCCTTTGACAGATGTGGAGACTGTTTCGGGTATTGATGGTCGCAAATTTATTGATTCTATGAAAATGTCCACTTCTGTTGGTTTTCCATTGGGCGGGCCTAAAAGTGATCATGTGATTTTCCTGGATCCGGAGAATTATCCTGATCATAATGAACCTCGAACATTGAACCCCATTTTCTTTGACAGAATGCGAGAAATGGAACGCGCATGGTGTTACGGCAAACGCGCTTATCCTATTTTTAAAGGCAGTTTGAAGGATGAGCCCACTAAGTTGTCTAAAGACAAAGTGCGCGTTTTCCAGGCTTCTCCCATTGAGTTGCAATTGGCGGTTAGGAAATATTATTTGCCCATTATGCGATTCCTATCTATGCATCCGCAGTTATCTGAGTGTTCTGTGGGTATTAACGCTCAAGGGCCCGAATGGCACGAATTGGCATTGCACGTTACTTCTTTTGGTGAAGACAGGATTTTTGCTGGAGATCATTCCAAGTATGATTTAGAGATGAAACCGAGTGAGATGTTTTTGGCTTTTAAGGCTATTATTGAGCTTGCCGAAGAATGTGATTATGACCAAATAGATCTTCAAATTATGAGGGGAATAGCAACGGAAATTTGTTACCCCACTATGTCTTATGATGGGACTTTGGTTCAGCTGAATGGTTCCAATCCATCAGGACAAAATTTGACGGTGTATATCAATTGTATTGTGAATTCTTTTTTGATGCGTTGTGTGTATTTTCGCAAGTATACATTGTGCGCAGTACCTTTTCGGACTAATGTCGCTTTGATGACGTATGGTGATGATGTAGTAGGATCAGTGTCAAAAGATGCAGATGATTTTAATATAATTACCACCATTGAGGAATTGGCCCGTGTTGGAAAAAAGTTTACAATGCCAGACAAAGAATCAGTAGCTTTGAAATTTTTGACTATCGACTCTGTCGACTTCTTGAAACGGAAGTTTAGATTCGAGCCGGAGGTCGAAATGTATTTTGCACCTTTGGATGACATGTCTATTTTAAAGTCCTTACACTCTGTTATTGGAACAGCAGCTCTTTCAAAGGAAGAATTGGCAGGCTGTAACATAGATGGAGCAATGCGAGAATGGTTTTTTCACGGCGAAGCCATTTACGAAAGCAATAGGAAGAAATTGCAAATTGTAGCTGCGAAATGTGGTATAGAACACCACTGTGCTGAATTGCACACAAGTTATGCTGAACGCATGGTTCAGTGGAAAAAGAAGTATCTGGAGCAAGACGCCCAGTCTTTTATTTCCGAATAGTGTCCGAAACCACTTTAAAAGCTTCAGCCCGAATCCCATCGGGTTATGTGATATTTGTTAAAAAGGGATGTATATAATTGGATACCATGAAATTTGTAAATATTTTTCTTCATGTTGTGATTCATGTTTCATAGGCTTTGTATATATAGTTTCGGTAGTTTTTACTACCCCCGTTGGCTACGGGAATACATGTAGATGCAGGTAGATGGATTGAGTTTTCCATTTACCATTGTAAATTAATTAACTCGCTAACACAAATAAAAATGTAAATATAGACACAGTTAAAGGCTCCGATTCCTTGATTAACATCACGGTTAACGAACAAACTGAGAGCTCGCGGGCTCAGAATGTAACCTTTAACGACGCAAACCCCGCATGGTTGCAAGTTGTGCATAACGACTTGGATGCCACTTTTGGAAACGTTGATAACGATGACGCTCCGCTAGGAGATTTTTTGAAGCGCCCAGTTAGAATTCGTAGTTTTGATTGGACTCCTGGTACCACGTTTTTCCAAAAATTCAACCCCTGGGTTGAATTTTATACTAATCTGCGTGTTATTAATCGCATCAGTAACTTTAATTTGGTGCGATCGAATTTACACGTTAGATTTTTGATCAACGGTTCTCCATTTCATTACGGGAAAATTTTATCAGGATATACTCCGCGCGCATCGGCTATTTTGGATGTTAGCTCGGATCAATTTGAAAACGTTACGGCGTACGATGCAGATTTTAATTGCGCTCTGTCTCAAAAACCTCACGTATTTTTGGATTCCACTACTTCTTCCGGTGCAGATATAATTTTACCTTTCATTTCTCCTTTGAACTACATGTCCATTGTTGATTCAGATTGGAATACCATGGGCCTTATGTATATGCAATCTTTATCGATTCTGAAACACGCTCAAGGATCAGCAGATAAAGTTAATATTACTGTTTTTGCGTGGGCTGAGGAAGCCACGTTGGCTATTCCCACGTCGAAAATTTCTGATGATCTTTTTCCTCAATCTGGGTGCGATTACACCGCACAGATGGGTTTATTGAGTAAAGTGAGGGACGAATATGGTAATGATTTTATTTCCAAGCCAGCTGCAGTTGTGGCGAATATAGCAGGTAGGATGAAATCTTTACCAATGATTGGACCGTACGCTCGAGCATCAGAGGCTGGAGCAGGTGCTTTGAGCAGCATGGCAGCAGTTTTAGGTTTTTCGAGACCTTCCACTTCTCGCATTGGATACAACGTGCAAGCTCGACCTGGAGGAAATTACGCCAACACCAACGTTCCTGATACGTCTGAAAAATTGACATTAGATTGGAAACAGGAAGTTACAGTGGATCCTAGAACAGTTGGTTTGGGTTCCAATGATGATTTGTCTATTCGATCTATTGTTGCACACGAGAGTTATATGGGTCAATTCACATGGCCTCAAACTTTTGTTAATGAAGCTTTGCTATGGAACACGGTTGTGACGCCGTGTCTTGGTGTGGGCACAAGTACTGCTATGTATTTAACGTCTCCAGGATTTGCAGCTTTACCTTTTAGTTATTGGAGAGGTACTTTGCGTTACAGATTCGTAATAGAGGCATCTGCGTATCATAGAGGTCGGCTAAAAATAGTGTATGATCCTAACCAGGTTTATTCCACTTCCGACTACCAAACACAGTACACCCATGTTATCGATTTGCACTCGGAGAGAGATTTTACTATCGATGTTGGGTGGGGTAATAAGCATACGTACAAGCACTGCACTACGGGGCTGCCCCAATATGCTAACCAGGCATCTACGGGTGCTATTTTGGCTCCCCAAAATGATGATTTTAATAATGGTAGCATCGGCGTATATGTTGTCAATCAGCTGACTGGGCCCGATGACGCGATTGATAATGACGTTAAAATTAGTGTATTTGTGTCCATGGGAGAAGACGCTGAATTCTTCGCGCCTTCCGATTTTGTCATGTCCACCACTTCATATTTTCCTCAAAGTGGTGGTGAAATTGAAGAACCGTATGAAGCACAGGTGGGCGAGGACGCGGCAGCTAACGACTCTGAGCCATCTAAACCTTCTCCTCAGTTGACTGAAATGGCATTGGCTTCGCACGTGTTGCAGGATGATAAAGCCGTAATGGTATATTATGGTGATCCAATTTGCTCGTTTCGTGCATTGTTAAAACGATACAATTATCATACTTCTATGCGGTGGGATTTGACTGGTATGACTAGATCTATTTTGTATCGCGCTCGCTATCGTCATTGGCAGTTTCCATTTTATCGTGGCAGCAATGTCGCCAACACAAACGGTACGCGTGATCAGACAAATGGCGCTCTTGGAGTTAATTATGCTGCCATGACTCTATTGAATTATATGACACCAGCCTTTGTAGGATATAGAGGTGGTATTCGATGGAAAGCGTATTTGGTTGATTCAGCTCAATCTGTATCCCATCAACGTTATACGCGCGTCAATGCTTTTCCGACCGGTCTTCGCAACGGATACCGCGTGGACACATATACCCAAGATACGCTTGGGCAGGCCCAGGCAGCCAGTGACGATGAGTTGTTTTACAACGGGGACAATACTAACATGGGTGCCACCTTAGTGGCTACTCGATTGAACAATGTGTTGGAAGCTGAAATACCTTATCACAGTGATAAACGCTTTTATCCAGCCCGTCATTGCTTGGCAGCAGAAATACAGGAGGATCAATGTGATTTAGCTTCGTACGAGCTTAGTACGGTATCGGCACCAGAGTATTGCAAAACAATGTTCTTTTGTGCAGCCGCCGATGATTTTAGTTTGTTCATGTATCAGGGGGCACCAAAAATATATTTGTATCAAGCCGTTGCGCTTCCGTAATTTACGTTAGATTTTGTCAATATGTAAATATAAATGTAAAATAAATAAATAAATAATAAATAAATAAATAAATAATTATAAATATGTATATAATGTATATAATTTTAAAAATCCAGACAGTGGTCGTCTGGTACGTGTATTTAGCACGTTCGACAGTAGCACTTTGTGCTATACACTCATTTTTATGAGATCGAGAGATTTTTATCTCGAGTAGTATAGCACTTTTTTGTGCTTGCTGCTCGGGGGAGTTTTACTCCCGATCACAAATTAATGAGCGTCGGTCGAGAATTCGTTCACGACACAAGTTTTCCAGTAATGGTGTGGGAAGAGGTTAGATAATTCCTCTTGCATGACTTGTGCCGTTCG